ATTGATTATCAACGTGCTGCAAACCAAATCAATGCGCAGGGTGTTAACTATCAACGAGATACTAGTAGGAACATCAAATACGCTATGCCGTCCAACTAATGAGTAAGCCTATAAATAATACAAAGGTGAATTATATAATATGAGTTGGAGAAAACATTTTCAAATACCACAAACAGCAAACGAAGTAGCCCGTGGAACGAGAACAGCATCGACTGGTCACGTTAGCGCAAACAAGTTTAATAGCTGGTTGAAGGACGTGTATACAGGCGCCCCTAACCGTGTTGACCGTTATGTTCAGTATGAACAAATGGATGCAGACAGTGAAGTTAACGGCGCATTAGATACCATTGCAGAATTTTGCACACAGTTTGACTACGAAAGCAATCTGCCATTTACGTTTGAGCATTACCAAGATCCCACTGAATCTGAAGTAAAAGTTCTAACAAGTAGTCTACGCCAGTGGTGTATGATTAACGACTGGAAAAAGCGTATCTGGCGAACAGTGCGTAATACATTAAAGTACGGTGATCAATTCTTTATTCGTGATCCAGAAACGTATGAGCTATTGTTTATTAACCCTGCTGACTTGACAAAAATTATTATCAATGAAGCCAAGGGTCGTGAAATCGAACAGTACATTCTTAAGAACGTAAGCATTGATTTGATGGACAAAGTGGCAACCGAGCCATTGCAAATTGATAGATCTAATATTGCACCGCAGTTTCAGACTGGCGCATTTGTGCAGTATGCAGGTAAAACAAACGGTTCTAGTCCTAACGAAGAAATTGCAGTTGACGCTAGTCACATCATGCACTTGAGTTTAAGTGAAGGCATGGATGCTAACTATCCATTTGGAGTTAGCATATTAGAAGCAATTTACAAAGTATACACACAAAAGAGTTTGTTAGAAGATAGTATTATTATCTATCGTGTACAACGTGCTCCTGAACGTCGTATTTTCTACATTGACGTTGGTAACATGCCAGCAAACATGGCTATGGCATTCGTTGAACGAGTTAAGAATGAAATTCACCAGAAGCGTATGCCAAGCCGTACAGGTGGTGGCACAAGCATTATGGATGCAAGCTATAACCCACTAAGCATGTTAGAAGATTATTTCTTTGCACAAACTGCTGACGGTAGAGGAAGTAAAGTTGAGACATTACCCGGCGGTGATAACTTAGGTCAGATTGATGACTTGAAGTTCTTTACTAACAAAATGATGAGGGCATTGCGCATCCCTAGTAGTTATATGCCAACAGGCCCAGAAGACGGTTCTGCAAGTTTTAACGACGGTAGAGTAGGTACTGCGTTTATTCAAGAATATCGTTTCAACAAATATTGCCAACGTATGCAACAGTTACTAATTGATGCATTGGATAAAGAATTCAAGATGTTCTTGAAAAGTAAAGGTGTTGAGTTAGATTCGAGTACATTTAGTCTTAGCTTCTTGCCACCACAGAGCTTTAGTGAATATAGAGAAATTGAGATTAACAATGCTAGAAGCAGTGTGTTTACACAGCTAGCAGAAGTGCCATACTTGAGTCGCCGATTTGTATTGAAGAAATACTTAGGCTTGACTGATGAAGAGATGGTTGAAAATGAAGGCATGTGGGAAGAAGAAAATCCTGAAGGTGTTGCAGCGGCAGCGGCAGGTGAGATGACTACTACAGGCAGTGACTTGAATAGCATTGGTGTAACTGCACCTAATGATGAAGACATGGCTTCTTTAGGTTCAGCTGAAGCTGAAGCCGGCGCAGAGGGCGGAGTAGCGCCTGGCGAAGAAGGCTTACAGGGCGCAGGTAGCCAATTAGGAGGAGCACCAAATGAGACTACGTGAAGTATATGACGCTAATAACGATCAACTGCAAAAAGCGGAAAAGCTGGACACTCGACGTCCACGTCTAAGCCTTGAGCACTTGAACAAGCTGAGAAAAATTCGTGAAATTAGAAAACTGGAAATGGAAGAACGTAAAGAACTGTATAAGACCATTTACGCTAGACCCGCTCCAGTTTGATAAATTTTTATACTTAACCTAGTTTTCAAGGAGAAAACTGGGTTTTTAACTCTATTATTCAGTCTTTTTTCAATCATTATGTAAATATGATTACGAAGACAAATACTTTTGGCCAAAAGGAGACATACATGTCAAAACATACATTAGAACAAGTGCTTGAGCACTTAATCAATAAAGAAGACGGACGAGCAAGCGAATTGTTACACCAATTTTTTGTTGCAAAAGGTAAATCCATTTATGAAGAACTAAGTCAATTCGACGAAGAAGTTGAAGACGATTTAGAAGAAGGCATCGGCGGTGCACCACAACAAGACTTCCAAGACGAAGTTATTGAAGACGAAGCAGATTTGGAAAATGAACGTTTATTCAGCGAAGCTGATGACGAAGAACAAGATCCAATGGCAGCTGAGCCAGGCGACGAGCCAACTGAACCAGAAGCCACTGCTGACTTAGCAATGGGTGGTGAAGAAGGTGAAGAAGCAGGTGAAGGCAGTCCAGAAGACAAAGCTGAAGACTTACTACAAGACGTTGATTCTGCTCTTGCAGAATTGAAAGCAATCTTTGCTGAATTAACTGGCGGTACAGCTGGTGGCGAAGAAGGCGAAGCTGATATGGGTGCAATGGGTGGCGAAGAGCCAACTGAAGAAGGTTACCAAGCGTTTGGTGAAGCAACTAGCTTAATGGCAGTAGCTCCAGCTAAAATGGGTGACAACGGTCAAAACAACCGTAGCCCAGTAAGCAGCGGTCCTAAAGTTGGTGGTAACGGTGCTAAAGCAGTTAACTTTACAGGTCAAGCAGACGGTAAAGGCGGAACTGAAGGCGGATTGGCTAAGCCAACTGCACAAGACATCAGAACCGGTAACGTAGGTACTGTAGCTGGCAATAAGAAAGCTCCAGCGTTGAAGGCTGTTCCAGCTCCAAAAGCTGGCGATAACGGTCAAAACACTCGTAGTCCAGTAGCAAAGAGTTAAACCATGGCCTTACCATTAGTAGAAGCACTTACATTCGACCAAGCAGGAATCCGCACTCAGATTGTGGAAAATGCTAGCGGCGGCAAGGACCTCTACATGGAAGGCATTTTCATCCAAGGTGGGGTAAAAAATCAAAACCAGAGAGTTTACCCTGTCAATGAAATAGCTAGGGCATGTAGTAACATTGCTGAAAAAATTAAAAATGGTTACAGTGTGTTAGGCGAAGCCGATCACCCTGATGACTTACAAGTTAACTTAGACCGTGTTTCACACATGATTACAAATATGTACATGAATGAAAACAATGGTATAGGTAAACTAAAAATTCTACCAACCCCAATGGGTAACATCGTAAAAACTCTTTTAGAGAGTGGTGTTAAACTAGGTGTGTCGAGTAGAGGATCGGGAAACGTTAATGAATCTGGTAACGTTACTGATTTTGAAATTGTCACGGTTGACGTCGTGGCACAACCTAGTGCTCCAGATGCATATCCAAAAGCCATCTATGAACGTGTTATGCACGACCGTAGGCGTAACACCCTTTGGGGTGTCGCAGAAGCTGCAAAGTATGACTCAAAAGCACAACGATACCTCCAGGAAGAGGTTCTCAGGTTCATCAATAACCTAAATAAAAATTAAGGGGAACAAGATGAGCACATTAAAAGAACTATTCGGACCAGGGATGTTATCTGAGGAAGTTGCAGGCCAATTACAAGAGGCTTGGGATTCCAAGGTGCAACAACTACATGAAGAAGTCGAGCAAAATTTGCGTGAAGAATTTAGCCAACGTTATGAACATGACAAAGGCTTGATTGTTGAAGCAGCGGACAAAATGATCACTGAAGCAATTCAGCGTGAAATTACCGAATTTGCACAAGACAAACGTGAAGTAGTTGAAGCTAAGGTTGCCTACAAGAAACAAATGAAAGAGCACGCTAAGATGCTTAATAAGTTTGTTCTAGAAGCAATGGCCAAGGAAATTAACGAACTCAGAGAAGATCGTAGCGTACAAAAGCAAAACTTCGGGAAACTAGAAGAATTTGCATTGAGTAAGCTAACGTCTGAATTGAAAGAACTTAAAGAAGACGAGCAAAAACTTGTCCAAGCTAGAGTTCAAATGGTAGCAGAAGGCAAGCGTTTGATTGCTGAAGCTAAAGCAACGTTTATTAAAGAAGCGGCAGCTAGAACAGAAAGACTTATTTCTGATACTTTACGTGGTGAAATTACTCAACTACGTGAAGACATCCAGATGAGCAGACAAAATGCATTCGGTCGTAAGATCATGGAAGCATTTGCTGCTGAGTTTATGTCTAGTGGTTTTGCAGATGGTACGCAAGTTAAAAAACTTAGTGAACAAATCGCAAGCATGAACACTACACTTGATAAAACAGCTAAACTAGTTGAATCTAAAGATCAAGAATTAGCTCAAGCTCAAAAGAAAATTCGTATGACAGAAGACGCCATGAAACGTCAGAACATCATGCAAGAGTTGGTATCTCCGCTCTCGAAAGAGAAGCGTGGAATAATGGAAGACTTGTTGAAAACTACAGCAACCGAAAGTCTCCGTGAAGCGTACAATAAGTACCTACCGGCGGTCCTCAACGAAAATTTACAACTACCAAAAGGTAAGAGTGTAATATCCGAGAGTTCGGTATCGCAGAAGACTGCGGTGACCGGTGATAAAACTTCTAGTGAAAAGTCAGCTCCTGCAGCCGACATCATCTCACTTAGAAAGTTAGCCGGAATAGGAAAGTAAATTTTTAAGGAGACTATTATGTCTGAGAAACTTTTCGAGTCCCAAAACTGGAACGCTACTAAAGATGTTCTACTAGAAGGACTTACTGGAAATCGTAAATCTGTTATG